GGAAACATACTACAAAGAAACTGCGGCAGACTTATCCGCTTCCGGAAACCTAAGCGTTAAGGGTGTTCCAAGACTAGCAGCTTTTCCCTATGGAGAAGTAACATGGACTAAAACTTCTGGAAGAAATATTAAGCACGCTATGGAAGGAGTGATCTCATGGGAAGATGGAAAAACTAACAACGTCCCAGTTATCGCAAGAACTCTTTTAAGAATTGCAAGAGCAGTAGCAAAGAGCGTAGACTCAACCATCGCAGCGGCTATCCTAGCAGACGCAGGAAACACAACCGCAGCTAATGCAACATGGAATAACGCAGTTATTGCAGACCGAGACCCAATTCAGGACATCTTGGACGCCAAGGCACTTATTGCTATCGACAACTACAACCCAGATAAGAACGGGTACTTACTAGTACACCCAACCAACTATGCAGAACTTTTGGGTAATGCAAACGTACGGAACGCAGGACAATTTTGGACGGACTCCGCTACTAAAAACGGACGAGTAGGTATGTTATTAGGACTTTCAGTACTTGTAACCAACTCAGTTACTGAGGGCGGCGCTCAAGTTGTGATCGGAAAAGAAGCATGTACTTGGAAAAGCGTTGTCGGATTGACTACTCACTCAATCGAAGATCCGGGTATAAAACATACTATTAGATCTTTCGAAGTAGGACAAATCCAAGTAGTAAACGCAGACGCTATCTGTACTATTACGGGGGTATAAAATGTCTCTTAAAAATAGAAAGATGGTTTACGACAAACTAGTCGAAGCTAAAAGATATATGGATATTTCAGCTCCGCTTAAAGCAGAGTTTGGAGACCCAGAAGATACCCCAACAGATACTAGTTTTAGTAGTAAATCTAAAGATGAATTAAAAAAACTAGCAAATAAGGAAGGGTTGAAATACACTTCTAAAGCTACTAAAGATGATTTGGTAGTTTTGCTAGAGAATAAATCCGACGAAACACCAGAAGAAGACGAACCCGAAGAGGAGTCTAAATAAAATGGGAGTAGAAACAAAACCAGCACTAGCTTTAAAAGAACTTTATGTAGGTACAGCTTACGGACAAGCAGGAAGAGCAGTTACTATCGGAAGTGGAGCAACATCACAAGGACTAGTTTCACCCAATGATTTATATGTAACTGGCGAATTAGAAGTTGACGGAGAAACATTTATTGATGGAACTTTCCGTATGAACGGGACAGCCAATGTTATTACAACTGGTTATTTATGTTGGGGTGGATTATCAACATCATCAAGAACTCAACTAAGAGTTAGTGGCTCATTTGACCAAATGGTTTTAGGAGTTGGTAGTGATTTAGGTAGGCAATTAGTTATAGCGGACGCAGGTAGTGCGTCAAGTGATTTCGACCACGCAACACCAACAAACCCAACATTATTTATACACTCTGTAACAGATCCAGACTCAGCTAATGACGAATGGGTTAGTATAAAACACGAAACAGCTAACGGGGAAATTACAACAGGAAAAGGAGATTTATTCTTAAACCCTAATAGTGGAGTTGTAAAGTTTGGTACTCATTCAGCAATAGCGGCAGAAACCCTAAGCGGATATATTACCATTACAGACGCAGCGGGAACACCTAGAAAAGTAGGGGTTATAAGCTAATGACAGAATATCAACTAGCTAAAGATGTTACTCTCTTAATGCTAGATATGAAACAAATGCACGAAAGAGTTAAAAAACTAGAAGATGAAAAGACTAAACCTTGATGTATTCCTAGAACTAAAGGACTATCAAGAATTAACTACTCAGTTAAATGATATCAAAGCAAAATGCAAGAATAATAACGAAGAAAAATCCTCTATTATAGTCCATGATTGCGGACATGATAAAGGCAAACCTTGCATTAATAAGGAGACTATATTATAATGGCACAAGGAGATGTAGACGTCCAAATTGTAGAAGCAACCACAGCCGCAGTTGATACCGCAGTAACAGCTATGCGAACAACAGCTAATGATAAATGGTTAATGACTTCTATTTCAGGCGGACAACAAGTACTAATAGTAAACATTGAGGAAGCTTAGACATGGCTGCCGGAGATGTTGAAACTAATTTAACACAAAATAATAGTTTTGCGTGTGCAAAAACCGACGGAGTAGATGACATTATGGTTACTTCTCCAGTTGGTACATTTAATTATGGCACAACAAGAGACTTTTCTTTTAGTTTTTGGTTTAAATCAGATATAGATTTAGCAGCAGCCACAGCTAGATTAATAAGCAAAACTAAAATCTCAACTGGAAATGGTTTTTTCACAGATATAACAAATAATAAATTTAGATTTTTTACTAAATCGGGAGCTACTTATAAAATTGAAATAGATTCAGCAGTTATATTTTATAAAACTTGGAGACATATTGCAATAACTATTGATAGAGACGTTGGATCTAAAATATATATTGATGGGGCAGAAGTAGCAGCAACAGAAACAAACCTAGCAAACCTAGCAACCGATGACATCTCCTCTATAATTGGGATAAATGTAGCCAAACTAGATACCCAAGCAGTAAACCTAGCAAATGGATTCTTCGCAGATATCAGATTCTTTAGTGATAAACTTTTAACAGCCGCAGAAGTTACCAAAATCTATGCAAAAGAACAAGTAGCAGGAGTTACAGGAGTTTGGAATTTTGAAAATGGAGATTATAAAGATTCAATTGGATCTAATGACCTAGTAAATACAGGGGCATATATTACTATTAATGATGATGCAATAGCTAAAGCGATTAGTGATGACAGAACAACAGCTAATGACAATTACTTAATATGGAACGGATTACATGGCAAAGTAGGATCAACAATTATTGAAGAAGCATAACATCGTTATATAATGATAATAGCAACAATAAACATTACGTGTTAGTACTTTAATTATTTATTAAGAATTATTAATATTCTACTATCTAGTACCTCTAATTAATCAACCCCCCTTTATAAATTTAATGTATATACATTATATGTTCTATAAAAAATAATACCAAAAACTATTTAAATAAGTACTATTATCATTATATACAAATGACAACCAAACAAGAAGTTAAAAAGAGTGAAGCTAAGATTATGATCTACCTTAACAATGTAGATAGAGTGTTTAAAAATGCGACATTTATGGCGCATAAGTTAAGTATGGAATATAATTTTTTACTAATAAGACTAAGGGGTATGGCTCTTAAAGGTTGGGTTACACGTGTTAAGTCGGGAAATAAAGTATTTTGGAATAACACAACCATAGCACCACTAAGTAAAGCAGTAAAAGTATTAAACCCCCCCAAATGAATAGACAAGAAGCTAGAATATTGAGTATTGTTCTAGTTATCTTATTTATTCTACAATGGATATATTTAAAATGGAAATAACAACAGACCAAGCTAAAGAATTGTTATTCAAAGTGAGTAGTCCAGAAGAGAAGTACAGAGTAAATGTCAAAGTCTCAGCTAAAGGACATGCTTATTTTGATGTAACAACCAAAGCTAACACAAGAGAAGAAATACAAAAACAGCTTAAAGATGTAATAGAGATAGCTAAAAAACAATGTGAGGAATTAAACGAAGAAAATGACACAAGAGAAATTATTTAAGGTACAAGAACCAAAAAGTATTAAAGACGGATCACACAAAGGGAGAATAGTAGACGTGACTTACAGAACCGCACCATATGAATACACAGATTTAACATTGGAGTTTAAACAGGATCAAGATACTTACAAACTAAAGTATGGTTTACCTAGTACGATCTACCCAGACAACAAAATAGGGAAACTGATTAAAGCATTTGGTGGAGAGGTTAAGTTTGGTGAAGAAATCAACCCATATAAGATATTTGTAGGAAAAGCATGTGAGTTTATGACTATGACTAAAGGTAACTTTGCAAATGTTGTTGATGAAAGCTTAAAGCCTATTAACTGATGATCCTATTGGATCATGGCTACGCAAGGAGAGTTTTCAAACTGGCTCGTCGGGGCTCGCTTGAAAACGATTTCCGTTTTAACACTTTAATAAATAATCTCAAGAGAAGATTTAAGTATTTCGTCTACATAATCCCTACGGGATTACAACTAATTGGCCAAATCTTCTATAACTTATGTATTAAAGTAACGGAAATTCAACCCTCAGAAGTCAATATTTGGTCTGGAGAACCCAGATAACCAAATATCAACTCCCTCATTAATATCTCACCTATCGATAGGTAATTAGTCTGCCTTGCAGTTTGATTTAAAGGCTATGCTATCCTCGCTCTATGCTCGGTTATGTTATGCTAAGGGGGTTGGGGTTTATGTTATGCTATGTATGTGTGTTGCGAGTATTAAGTTGTGTGTGTGTGGTGTGTGTAGGAGTCCGGAGAGAAAATTAAAAAAATAATATTTAATGAAAGTGGGCACTTAGCTAGGCAACTACTAAGATGGACTAACCTTTCCTTTTACAATCCCACCATTAATAAAACATGATCAGAAGAAAACCAAGCAAAATGAAGAACTTACTCTTTAAACGAAGATGTAAACTAAGAACATGTCAAGAATATTTTATCATAAAAAGTAAACACGAGAAATATTGCGACAAACACAAACAGAAACGAGGTACAAAATGAAAAAACTAGAATATGTAGATCTAAAGAACGCTATTGATAGCATAGAACAGACAATCAGAGACGGAGAAGCAGCTCTCCAAATAAACTATCTAGTACTAGATAAATTCAAAGAAGAGATTAAGAAACTACCAAAACCAAAGATCATGAAAGAAACAGCCCCAGAACCCTACACTAGCTAAACAATTAGTTTCATACACGCCTAAAACATTAAATAGTGAATTGCCCGCAATTCCCTTAATTTAAAGTTTTCCCTTACAGGTCGGCTAGAAAAAATCCCTATGTTTCACTACACAAAACTCACACAAATTGAGAGTTTTGCCAAAGAGTGAAACCAACGAGGTAAGTAAAATGGATACAAAATATAATGGGTGGACTAACTACGAGACATGGAGAGTACACTTAGAGCTTTTTGATGGAGCTCAGTTTGATTATAAAGTATCTGCCGAGGAGTGTAAAGAACAAATAGAGCAGTATCTTGAGGACATGGCAGGAGAGAACCAAGACTTAGTGCTTAGTTATGCAATGGCTTTCATCAACCCAGTTAATTGGCACGAGATAGCCCAACACGTAAACGAGTATATGGAAGAATGCAAGGTGCAACAATGACTACATATCAATGTAACTGCGGTACACAATGGTTTGATCCATTCAACGAACCTAAAGAACTAACTCTTTTATGCAAAGAGTGTAAATGTTGGATCGGGGGGGAATAACCCCTTTTTTTTACTATGAAAATATCCCTAGATCCATGGCAGAAGAAGTTTATCGAGACCAAAGGAGATAAAATGCTTTGTACCGGAAGGCAAGTCGGGAAATCCGTTGTTTGTGGGATCGACGCCGGACGCTACGCCATACGCAACAAAAAGAAAATAATCTTAATGATTGCTCCTACTGAGCGGCAAGCCTACGCCTTATTTGAGAAAACCTTAGATTACATCTACAACAATGCTAAAAATATGATCCTAAAGGGAAGGAAGAGACCTACTAAATCCAAGATCTCACTTTCCAATGGCACGATTATATGGTGCTTACCGACCGGACTCACAGGGTTAGGGATACGTTTCCTAACCGTACATCGTCTATATGCAGATGAAAGTGCAAGAATTCCCCTCGCCGTTTGGGACGCAGTAACCCCAATGATGTTAACCACCGGTGGAGATACGATACTCCTCTCAACCCCTTTCGGTACGGAAGGCTATTTTTATGACGTCCTCATAAATAAGAAAAATGCCTTTAATTCTTATACCCGTTTCCGTACCGACTCGCTAAAGGTTATGAAAGAAAGAAAGGTTTGCGCTTCATGGACTTCATTCCAAAGAGAGAAATCGATCCAAAGAATAGAGCAAGAAAAAGCCCGAATGTCCGCCCTCGCTTACGCCCAAGAATATATGGGACAACCACTTAACGACCTAAAGCAAGTTTTCCCAGACAAATTACTAAAGGAGATCTGTGTTTTATCCCGCCCAGAACAGATCTCAGAGACAAAAGACTACTATTTGGGGCAGGATATTGCGGGCATGGGACGAGACCTAAGCACGTGGGAGATTTTAGATGGCACGAATTCACAAGATATACGACAAGTTGAGAACATTACGAAACGAAGAACACACACTCCTGAACGAGTTAAACTCACTACTGAGCTCGAAGGGACGTATAGATTTAAGAAAATTGGAATTGATGATCAAGGGATCGGATCTGGGGATTTCGGATATCTATTACATAACCTTACCACTAAAAGAAAAACCATCTCACTCAATAATGCGTCAAGAGCTCTTAATTCTGATGGAACTAAGCAAAAGAAACTACTAAAAGAGGACATGTACACAAACTTACTAGCAATGATGGAAAACAAACGGATCAAACTCCTTAAAGACGAGGATATATTCCATTCCCTAAGATCTGTTCAGTTTGAAACCAACAGAGGAAAGACACGCTTTTATGGACGTAATACCCATATAGCAGAAGGTTTGATCCGCGCGGCATGGCTCGTCAAGACCAAACCTTTAAATATTTATATATATTAATACTTAAAATGGCAGATACAGGCATATTTTGTACAACAGCAGAAGTTTTGAGGAAAGCAGGGGCGAACGCGAGCGCAACGTCAAAAGCAGAAGCGTATACAAACGATTTCGTAACTCAAGCAGAATCATTGATCAATAATGTATGTAGGTTTAATTTTAGCGACACCTACTCCGGACTAAATGCAGATACTAGAGGATTGCTTAAGGAAGCAGCGTCCAATTTAGCGGCGATCTATGTTATTAGTTATGACATGTCGGGTTATACATCTAGGATCGAAGCAGAGGACATGATCAACATTTTAAGAGACTCCGCGCTAAGAGCATTGTCTTTATTGAGAGATAAAAAACATTCAGACTTTATCACAGACTCATAAATGGCACATGACTTTGAGAGATTTCCAGAACTCACAGCAAAACAAATGCAGATCTATTACTTCCAAAGCCCACACCGCCAGATCTTAGAAAGTTTTACCGGCGAGTGTATTCGGGTAATTGATGGCGATACGATCATGTGTAGATGGTATGGGAGAGATTTCGACTTCCCAATACGATTTAATAACATTAATGCCCCAGAACTAAGCGAAGGGGGTTTAGAATCTAAATCATGGCTAAGAAACAGAATAGAAGGACAAACAATCGAAGTCCTAGTAGATCCCAAGAAAAGAGTAGGAAAGTTTGGACGTTTACTCGCAACAATCCTACATAACGGACAGAGTGTCGGTCAAGAGATGATCCAAATCGGAAAAGCAAACATATTCGGAAGAGATAAAGAAGGGGGAATCCCAGATCCTCAAAAACTGATCCCCAACATAAAAAAGATAATACCAATACAATGACCTTAAACATGCCCCAATTATTAAACTCATTCCCTACCTCTGCGGCAGCGGGAGAAGGTTTTGAGTCTCAATATGTAGAGAAATTTTTTTTAGAAGCTACTGGTTTAGTACCCATCGGATCTATTATCGCATGGGCGAAGTCTTTTACCGGAGTACCCGCTCTAGATGTAGATACTCTTTTCGTAGAGTGTAATGGTCAAGTTTTAAACGACTCTGCAAGTTTATTAGATGGTCAAACTATGCCTAATCTAAATACGGGCGGTGTTGAAGATACCCATTCATATTTTTTAAGAGGACATTCCACATCGGGAACAACCGGAGCGTCCACAAACAAATCACATTCACACGCCGTAATAGCGTCGGATACTGGTGGAGTAAATACGAGCCACTTTCACATGGGACCAAGTTATTATCATGCGGGAACTACTCAATCATCGGGGGGAGCAGAAGCCAGACCAATGTTTTACACAGTAGTTTGGTTAATACGAGTTAAATAAAATGCCTGAAACAAATATAGATAGTGCGGACTATGGAGATTTTAAGAACACGATAACAGATTGGAGCGTAACAGCGCAGAGTACAGACGGACCACTAGATCAAAAAGAGACAACTTACGATCAAAGCAATTGGACTACTTACTTAGGTTATTACAAATCTGTTCCAGAACTAGCGGCAGCTATCGACGCTAAAGCAACATGGACGATCGGAAAAGGGTTTGATAGTGATGAAATAGCAGCACTTCAATTAAGCATAATCAAAGGGTGGGGAAAAGACACTTTTAACACGATCCTAGAAAACGCAGTACGAACCTACCACATCGGCGGCGACTCTTTTTGCGAGATCATAAGAGACGAAACGGGTTTGATCGTAAACCTAAAACCATTGTCTCCGGAAAATATGCGGATCGTAGCCAATAAAAAAGGAGTGATCTTGAGATACGAACAACTAAATAGGATCAAAGGTACTAAAAACCAAAGATGGAAACCTAGCGAGATCTTTCATTTAGCTAGAAACCGAGTAGCAGACGAGATACATGGAGTCTCAATCATTCCGGCAGTAGAAGAGATTATCAAAATGCGTCAAGAAGCTATGGCAGATTATAGAAAATTACTTCACAGAAACATATATCCGGTACGGATTTGGTACTTAGACACAGACAAAACCTCAGAGATCAACACCTTTAAAGCGAAAGCGGATAAAGCCTACACTCAAGGAGAAAATATCTATATTCCCAAAGGCTCAGTAGAAACCGAGATCGCAGCAGTACCAAGCAATTCTACTTTAAACCCCCTTCCATGGATACAACAATTAAATCAATACTTCTTTCAAGCGACCGGAGTCCCGCAAATTATAGTAGGCGGAGCGCAAGAGATCACCGAAGCAAGCGCAAAGATCGCTTATTTAGCTTTCGAGCAAGTGATCGAAGAAGAACAATTATTTATAGAAGAGCAAGTCTTAAATCAATTAGGTTACGAAATAGATCTATCCTTCCCCGCAAGTTTGCAAAATGAATTATTGAGCGATAACAGGAAAGCAGAAACCATGCAAGCAAGCACGCCAGAAGATACGAGTATAGATCCGGAACAAACCGGAGTAAATCCGGCGGGGGTACAATAAGATGTCATTTTTTGGAACAATAGCAAGAAATATACGACGGGTTTTTAGTCCAAAACAGAGTCAAGCGCCTAGCCAATCAGTAGCTCCAAGCGCACCAAGTCCACCACCTAGAGCAAATGTCTTAACAAAAGCAGCACAAAGCAGAACTAGAAATCCGCTTACAGCTTCAATCTCTAGATCACAGAGTGTCGCCCCCCCAACCGCATTTAATTCTAACCCTTTTTCCCAAGCAAGTAGCGGCGGGGGTGGTGGTGGCGGCGGTGGACGACCTACACCCAGACCACAACCTAGTCAAAGTTTCGCACCCCAAGCAGCACCCGAACCAGTGAGCCCTTTTGTAGAGCCAGAACTCGGAAGCCCATCGGAAAGCCAAACCTCAAATTTCGGTTTAGATGTTGGGGATCTCCCCGCAGGAGCACAATTTAACGCTTCCGCAATAGACAAATTAAGTTTTGGTTTAGATGTTGCGGGCGCAGGATTTGCAACCAAAGGAGCAACCTTGACTAATGCTTTCGTTAAACAAATTTGGAAACAGAAAGGAGCAATCGCAACTCAAAAAGCACTAGCAGAAGTAAGCACAAAAGCAGCACAGCTAGCAAGAGGGGAAGGTGTAGAGGGTTTAGTCAAGATACTAGAACGAGACGCAAGACGGAAATCTCTTGATCAAATAGGAAAAGCAGCGATCAACACTAAAAACGTAAGAAAAACAATTACTTATCTCTCTAAAATAGCGGAAGCAGCTAAAAACCCAAAAGTAGTTTTAGGTATATTAATTAGTAGTTTAACTATTGGAGCAGGAAGTCTAGTTATGACTCGTTTCATGAATTCAAACGTAAAGGGAGATCTAGCTCAAGATCTAAATAGATTATCGGGAGAAGCCTTGAGATCAGGAGATCCGGAGATTTTTGAAGAAGTGAGCCAAATGATCAACGACACAAACGTAGCATTAAGAGAAGCAGACGGAGTTTTGGGAGATTGGAGTCTCTTAAAATATAGTAAAGGAGAGACTAAAAAGTGGACTAATTTACTAGAAGCTAACCAAGTAAGAGCCAAGATCTTTGAAAAAGATAAACAAGAGGAAGAATCAAATACAGCGTATTGGGAAGATATAAGACAGATCCAAGCAGACAGGGACGCACAATACGAGGAGAGAAGGCAAGAGGACGCATTAAGACAACAAGAACAAAACGACTTTATCCTAAATCTACAACAACAAAAACAGGACGCAGCACTCGCACAAGACAGAAGAAGGGAAAAAGAATTCGATAGGAGACTAGCAAAAGAACAAGCCGATTTCGATCGTAGAAATAAATTGATCACAGAAAGAGACGCACTCCTACAACAACAAAGACTAATGGAGTGGGAAACTAAGATCAAAGAGTTTAACAGACAACAAAAGATATTCATGGAGAATTGGAACAAAAGACAAAAGTACTACCAAGAACAGAGAGGATCTAATCTAGGATTTGGACTACTACAATGATCGAATATTCCGCCCTAATTGATAATGGAATACTAGGTATTATGTTGGGTTGGTTTATGTTCCGTATGGAAAAAGTATTAAATAAAAACACAGAAGCACTTATCAACGTCAAAGAAACGATTCATAAGTGTACTAAATAGAGGTATAAAATGACAGACGAGGTTAAAAATGAAAATGTCGAGGAAGTTAAAGAAGAAGAGAGCAGCGTTTCTCCCATTGAAGAAGCCAAAGACGTGTTGGCAAAAATTAGTCAAGAAAATAAAGTCATGGAAGCTAATTTAGACAGAGCAGAAAAACTAAAAGCTCATGACATGGTGTCGGGAAAAGGAGCAGCCGGAGAAACACCAAAGAAAGACGAGAACGCCGGAGCGAAATCTCTTTTAGCAGGAACGGGATATGACGAACAATTATTCCCAGACCAATGATTTTTATAAAAAAGATTTGTGAAAAGTGCGGAAACATGCGCAAATTTGTAAAAGGTACTCTAAGGGATAAAGAGTCAATTTGCGGGAATTGTTGGGATTGGAAAGCCAAACCTTAGGAAAATTTATATAATTAAACTATATAAATAACAAAAGGTGATTAAACAATGGCAAACGAAGCCGTAATTATAGAGTTATTTAATGGTGGTCGTCCCATGCAATTTACTTGCGCAGATGGCACAGACATTGATAAAGGTACTTTGTTAGAATTAACAAGTCCTAGAACAGTGATCGCAAATACTAATGACAACGCTCCTTTGGTCGGGATTGCAGCAGCAGACAAAGTAGAGAGTGATGGAGCAACAACAATCAGCGCTTATACTGATGGTGTTTTTGATGTCTTAACAGATACAGGAACAGACGCAGTTGGTAGCATGATGGCTAACACTGCCACTGAAAACACCATACAGGGTGCAGATGCTTCAGACTTATTACAGGGCTCAGTCCTAGGTAAAGTCTTAGAAACTTGTACAAATGGCGGAACTCACGCGGTAAGGGTAAATTTATAAAATGACAGACTCAACAGGAATGGCGGACTTACGAGCAGAGAACATAAGTAAAGTAGTTACTGGATTTGCTCTACAAGAATACGTAATGAAACAATTATGCATGGTACAATCTAGCAATAGTTGGACGGAAACATACTACAAAGAAACTGCGGCAGACTTATCCGCTTCCGGAAACCTAAGCGTTAAGGGTGTTCCAAGACTAGCAGCTTTTCCCTATGGAGAAGTAACATGGACTAAAACTTCTGGAAGAAATGTTAAGCACGCCATGGAAGGAGTGATCTCATGGGAAGATGCAAAGACTAACAACGTCCCAGTTATTGCAAGAACTCTTTTAAGAATTGCGAGAGCAGTAGCTAAAAGTGTTGATGGAGTAATCGCAGCGGCAATCCTTGCGGACGCTGGAAACACCACCGCAGCCAATGCAACTTGGGACAACGGAGTTATTTCAAACCGAGATCCAATTCAGGACATCTTAGACGCTAAAGCTTTGATAGCAATTGACAACTATAACCCAGACAAGAACGGTTTTTTATTGGTACACCCAACTAACTATGCAGAACTTTTAGGTAATGCAAATGTTAGAAACGCCGGTCAATTCTGGACAGACAGTGCAACTAAAAACGGGCGGGTTGGAATGTTACTAGGACTTAGTGTTTTAGTTACTAACTCTGTAACTGAAGGCGGTGCACAAGTCGTTAT